TAATTAACCAAATCAATAAATTCTGATGAATCCAGGCAAAGTATTCAAGAAAGCGCGTCTGGAGTGCGGCGAGAGCCTCCGGACATTCGCGGCCCGTTTGGGCGTGTCGAAGAGCACGCTGTGGAAGATAGAGCGTGGTTCCACACCTCCGAGCAAGGACACCATATACAAATTCTTGGCGTTGATGGGTTATTCCATGGTTCAATTCTGTATCGAGTCCTTTGAAGACCATGACTTTGTTGGTACGACACTTTACAATCCTTTAATCGTGGAGAAGAACAATGCTGAGGGTTGAGAATGTGAAGGTCTATGACTTGAAGGAATCGGTCATAGCGTGCCGCAACTCGATGCGGCTTGAATTGCCGGAATACACTGATGAGGAGTTCGAGAAATCGCTTGAAAGGGCAAGGAAACTCGCGCCGCTTGGCGGCGGCCACTCCAACTTTCTTTCCGGAATCCGTGTCGCCTTTGATCTGGTATATCCGAACTACATCAGTCCGGAGCTGCAACGGTACACCTTCTTCAAGATAGTGAACTCCAGCAGCAAGATGCACCGTCTGAGTAAGATGAACATAAAGGAGTGTTGTAACAAATATGTTACCGAAAACACAATCAAGGAAGTCACGGCCTTGCAGAAAGAGTATAACGAGTCCCCGACATACGCGAACTTTATGCGTCTGGTGTCGAACTGTCCCCAGGGCATAGAGTTGTTTATGCGTTGCACAACCAACTATCTGTGTCTTAGGAACATATATGCACAACGCAAGAACCACAAACTAAAAGAGGACTACGGTGCTTTCTGTGACTTTATACGGTCTTTGCCGTATGCGGAGGATTTCCTTCTAAATGACTGACAAAAAGCGCCGTGTGGTGGAGGTTCGCACGGTGCCTTTATTTGACAAATGGGCAACTTGCCGCCTCATCTGCCATTCCCGCATCCGGCGCAAAGATACATTCTTGCGACCGGATATGTTTTTCTCCCTATATCGCCGGCGAGGTATTGAAGCTCCTCGCCGAAAGGGTCTATCCCCAACGCCTTCGCTATGTGCATCGTCACGTGTCCCTTCTCGTGGTCATAGGTGTTTTGGAACTCGAACACTGATGAAGCCCTGCCTATCACGCTTACGGTAGTCCTTGAATTGAAGGACGAGGCCGTGAGGCCCGTGTTGGACTGGATATCGGAAAGGATTCTTTCAGCGGCCTCTATCTTGTCGGCAGAAATGTTCGCCTCGTCCATCAAGTCAAGAACCGTGTCCGTGTCGTAGGCGGTGGCGTCGTAGCAGAACACCACTGTCCACCGCCAATCATCAAGGAAAACACGCTGCACTGTCATAGTATGGCTTCCCAGTCAACGGGAACGCCCGATCGCACCATGTCGGCATACCAGCGGTTGAAGATGAATCCGTCCGCCTGGTCGGGGTCATCAACGACATCCTTGACATACTTTGCAAGGTGCGTCTCATCCTCTATGCTGGATCCGAGAAAGTCCGCCTTCGCCATGTTCGCGACGAAAACGTAATCTTGTCCGACAGCGTTGTTAAGCGTGATTCCGTTGCGTTTCAGAAGGTCGTCAACTTGTTCCTTACTCCATGCGTCGATGCGCTCGGTCTTCCTTGTCGCGGGGTTCATCTTCCGCATCTGTGACGCGGCGAACTCCTGGGCCTTGCCGTTGAAGTGCATTCCGTTGTGACGGAGGTAGGCGACCATGGCCGCCGGCCTCTCGTCATAAATGTCAAGCGGTTCCCTATACATGGCTAATAGCGGTATCTGCGACGGCGCTCGCCGAAGTCGTCACCGTCATAGTCGTCACGTTCATGTCTGCGTCTCATGGTTGACATTGACCGGTAGTCCCCGTCACCCATCCGCATATTCAGGCCGCTTTCCTCGCCCAACTCGCTGATGCAGTGCATCAGTCTGCCCCCGGCGGTCAGCATTTCCTCAGCCAAGTCGGACATCTTGTCCAGCTTGCTTTCAGTTATCTCTATTACTCTCATGATTAAAATACTGTGTTATTTAGGGACCTTGTTCAACGCCTTGAGCAGCAGTTCTTTCATGTCACCCACGGTGTCTTCGATGCCACCGAGCTTACGCTCAAGGGCCTCAATCTTCTCCCTTTGTTCCTTTTCCTCGGCAAGCCTTGGATTGAGCGTGCACATGATGGACTCGCAGGCCTCCAGAGCGTTCTTGTGATAGTCCACGCTCCCAAGGACTTCCTTGCTTGTCCTTATCATGTTCTCGACCTCGGCCACCATAGCCTCGCGGCTTTCGGAGACCACGGTGTTGCCGCAAGGCGCGATGACAGACGAAGACGGAATCTGCTTGAATGTCAGAAGCTCGTCCCCGACCTTCACGGTCAAATCCACCACCGTGTCCTGCTGGAACTGTCCCGGCATCAGCTGTGTGCCGAACTTCGTCACCGGGGAGGAAACGGACTGAACCACGCCCGTCTTTAGGGTCGGGGTGTCACCCTTTGTCAGGATATAGACCGTGCCTGACTGTCTCAATGCGCTGAACATGTCTCTGATTGTTTAATTGTTACGCAAGTCCCGTAAGGAGTTGCAGTGTTCCTGTTGAAGCCTCATAGTAGGCAAGATAGATGCCCGTGCCGCCGATGTCGTCCACCGCCACGGCCGTGCCGTCAAGAGTGGTAACGGGCTGTACGCCGGAAGCCACCGAAGAGAATACAACCGGGAGTGTTCCCGTTGTTCCTGACGGAATAGCCTGCGTAAGCCATACCGCGACAAATCCGCTGAAGTTCCTCGCGAACCGCGCGTCACTGGTGAAGTTGAACCTCACCTCCGTGGCTGTCACTGTCACGCTTTCGGACTTGACCCTCGGTATTCCGCCTCTGTTGGCCATAAAGTAGAACGGTATCATGATGTCTTGGGTTTATGGGCCGCCTTACGACGGCCCCGTTGAACTTACAGCCAAGGGCCGTTACCGATGACACCGGAGCCCGCACCAAGTCCGTTGAGACCGAGAAGGGTGGCCTGGCAAGGCGACAGGTAAACGCCGTTCTGCGCCGGGACAACCTGCGTCTGCGGGAGCTTGCACTTGATGCCGTCAACCTCGGACTTCAAGGCGGCCAAGGCGGAGTTGAGCGGCGTGAACGCCTGGCTGATGTACTGCCCGATCTGCGCGGTCTGGTTCGCCTGCGAGATCTGGCCGAGAAGGTTGGACCTTTCCTCCCGGAGCGCGTCTATCTTGTTCTGAAGCTCACGCTGCTCCAGCTGGCAGAACTTGTCGTTGATGAGAACGCTTTGCTGGTCAATCTTCGAGCCAAGCACGTTGGTCTGCTCTGAGATGGCGATCCTGCTCTCATAGCCCTGCTGGGTGGCGAGAAGACGGCTGTCGCAGCAGCACTGCGCAAGCTGTCTCTCTATCGAGCAGTTGCCGCTCTGGATGGCGTTGATGATGGCCTGTCCGGACATGCCTACCTGGCTGCCGAGGGACTGGAGTTGCGTCATCACACCGTTGATGCTCTGCTGAATCTGGCCGGCCGAGCAGTTGAGCGTAGATGCAAGCTGACTGATTGCGGCGCCGTTGCCGTTGATTGCCTGCATGAGCAAATCCCTGCCGTTGTCGCTGTTGATGAGCGACGCAAGGTCAGCGGTGCCTTGCCCGTTGCGTCCGAAGCCGCCCCAGCCGTTGCCGCCCCAAAGGAGGATGATGAAGAAGAACCATATCCAGTTCCCCATGCCGTTGCCCCAGCCTCCGTTGTTGTTCATCATCGCCAGGACATTAGGGTCAACACCCCTGTTCTGCGCGAGGTTGGCGAGCCATCCCCACATCCCGCTGTTGCCGGAACCGGAGCCGTCGCCGAAAACATAAGTTTTTGTCTCCATGATAACTGTTTGTTTGTGTGTTTCGACCGTTATCGGTCTTGCCGCAAAGTTACCAATTCGGCTGCCCGTAATTAAGCGATTCGTTCCCGATCAGTTCTCTAAATTATCCGCATTCGTTCCGTTTCCGTTCCGCCTCGCTTCGACGCGTCTCCGGCACATCTCCAGCCCCGGCGAG